ATTAAAAAAACAATTAGTCTCAAGTTTTACTGAAGCTTTAGGTGCAGATAAGTCTGTATCCGACATGGATATACAACAATTACAGAGCGATATAAATCAGATCAAAGGTGACATACAAACTTTTACCAGTTCAGTACAGGAATTGGCAGCAACGACAACCACGGCAGTATTATCAGTGGTTGATCCTGCCCAAATTGCAATTGCAAACACACAAATGCAAGCTGAAGCCACACAAACGGTGTTCTCTGCTGCAGGTTTTTCTGACACTAAAGATAATTTTTCCAAAGCATAAACATGGCACAGATACAAGAACCGGTTTCAGCATATGCGGCCAAATATCCGTATAATAATGCAACGCAGACAGAATCAGGTCACTTTCAAGAATTTGACGATACGCCTGGTGCGGAACGTGTACGAACTCAACATAGGGCAGGAACATTTGTCGAATGGCAACCAGACGGAACAGAAGTACACAGAATTGTTGGTGATGGATATCAAGTTTATTGGAAAGATAATAACATCATTGTCAAAGGAAAGTGTAACGTCTTTATTCAAGGCAATTCGGAGGTTACAATTAATGGTGATGCAATAACTAATGTTCGTGGTAATCAACAAACCGTGGTTGAGGGTAATTATGATCTTGTTGTAAAAGGAGACTGTTCAATAAATGCATCAGGTGATTTAAATCTGAAGGCGCCAGGAACACTAGGTGGTGTTTACCTTCAAGCTGGAGATAGATTAGTTCTCGACACGGACCTGACAGTACACGGTGAAATTCTGGCAGATTCAGTCTACGCAGACACAAATTTAACAGCAGGATGTGGTATACACGCAGGTGTTCCTGGATCAGTGAACCCTGTTGCCGGCATTTCAACAATTGGTGGTATCAATGTTGGCATTCCCGGACCTACTGTTCCAGGTTCAGTGACCGCCACAGTTAATGTTACGGCTCCGGTTGTTATAGGTTACGTTATGACGTATGGTTCCGTGTTGATGGATCCGGAAGGCGGCGCACCATTCATTCGAGCAATGTATGATTCGCACACACACGGCGGTGTTCAGGGTGGTCCAAGTTCGACACTACCACCAGTACCATTAATGCCGTAAAGAGGGTATATTATGAGTATTCAAGATAGATTAGAATTAAATTTCGATACAACTAAATTTGGTAGTGCACAGACACTATCCACTAACGCAGCAAACACACTATCACTGATAGTCAATACGGCTGGTGCTATGCCAAATTGGCAACAATCAGATTTATCGGTTGGACGCCCAGTAAGATCGAATTATTTTAAAAATCCAACATCAAATTCTACGAATGATATACTAACTGCGGCAACTAATTTATTCAATTTAGCTAACACAGCTAACGATTCAATTATGTCGGTTGCTGCGCAAAATCTAATTATTGAACTTGGTGCTTTCGGATCACACACAGATAACATTTCTGGTGTGTCGTTTGTTTCAAACACTTATTTCCCATCATTACAGTCTGCACAAAATTTTGGCCAGTTGAATATGATGACTTTGGCCAAATCCGACGGCGTTTCAAATACAGCTCCAATATTAGGATCATACACAAGTTTGTTTATAATGGATGAACTTTCGGCAAATGCAAACACATTAATATATTATGCCAATGAATATGCAAATTCTTTAGTTACTGTTTCATCCACAGATGCCAACGGAAACACAGTATTAACAATATCATCAAATCTTGCCTCATCAGAAATACTGAATATAGAGAATTATTTGTTGAGCACAAAATCATTAATGTCTGAAAGAAGAACAGGTGATTGTCGGTTTTATCAAAACTCAATGGAGTTATCCCAAGATATTGGATTTATGCAACAATTCAATAACATGGGTGGAACATTTACATATCTTGTAAATAATTTGATCGGCACACCAATTTTATTATCCAGGTTACAAACGAGTAATACATCCTCAGGCACAATTACAGGCAGTGTTACACCCAATCAAGTAAGTACACCAGTATCGACAGTAACAATGGGACCAACAGGACTAGCTGGACCCAAAGGTGATACTGGTGCAACAGGACCAGCTGGACCCAAAGGTGATACTGGTGCAACAGGACCAGCTGGACCCAAAGGTGATACTGGTGCAACAGGACCCAAAGGTGATACTGGTGCAACAGGACCAGCTGGACCCAAAGGTGATACTGGTGCAACAGGACCAGCTGGACCCAAAGGTGATACTGGTGCAACAGGACCAGCTGGACCACCAGGATCGATGGGTGGCGCCAACGACGATTCAACAACAGATGCAAACTATTATCCGGTAATGGTTGATGCTGTGGGAAGTACAAGTACATATACGGATAGTGTTGGATTATATTTTAATCCGTCATCAGGAACATTAAATTCAGTATCATTCAATAGTCTTTCGGATAAAAATGAAAAAGAAAATATAGAAACAATTAAATTTCCGTTAGAAAAGACTTTAGCCTTGCGAGGTGTAACATATACACTAAAAAGAAATAAAAAAAATTCAATTGGTATGGTAGCACAAGAAGTTGAAATGGTTCTACCAGACTTGGTGTACACATGTGACGATGGAACAAAAACACTAAATTATGGAAATATTAGTGGTTTATTGGTTGAAGCTATAAAGGAACAACAAGAACATATAAAAGATTTGAACAACAAAATAGAAATGTTGGAAAATCTGATTAAAAATCTCGATAAATAATAAAATGGCAAACCAACACATATACTCCGACCTCGATCTCACTTTTCGCCGTCAACCGGTGAAAGGAGATGTGTCATTTAGTTATGATGAACAAGCTGTTATTCGTTCCATAAAAAATCTATTAAATACCAACAGGTATGAAAGGTTATTTCAACCAACGCTGGGTTGCAACTTAACCAACTTACTTTTTGAACCTTGTACACCTTTGACCGCCAGCCTAATTGATGATGAAATTAGACGCATGATAGAAAATTATGAAAGTCGTGCAACAGTACACCAACTGATCGTATCGGCTGCACCAGACGAAAATTCTTTTAACGTTTCGATGTATGTTTTTATTGGTAACCAGACTACACCGACAGCAATAAACTTAATTCTAAAAAGGACTAGATAATGGCCGGAGCCAATTCTAACATCCAGTTGACAGACTTAGATTTTGATACAATCAAGAATAATCTAAAAACGTACCTGAAAAGTCAAGATACATTCAAAGATTATAATTTTGATGGTTCTGGATTATCCGTTCTCGTAGACCTTCTGGCATATAACACACAATATAACTCCTTTTACTTGAACATGGTCGCAAATGAAATGTTCTTGGATTCAGCAGTACAAAGAAGTTCTGTTGTTTCACATGCAAAGTTATTAAATTATGTACCAAAGTCGGCAATCGCACCAACAGCTGATGTTAAGATAACATTCTCAGGTGTTTCCGATTCGTCACTAACATTGCCAGCATATTCATCATTTTTATCTGAAGCGGTAGATGGTGTTAACTACACATTTGTAAACACAGATTCGATTACACAGAATGCAGTGGCAAATACTGTTGTTTTTCCTGTTGTGACATTAAAACAAGGTGTACATTCTTCGTACTCCTACACTGTTAACAGCACAACAAATCCAAGTTACACTTTTGAGATTCCAGATAGTTCCGTGGATACAACTACGTTATCCGTTGTTGTCCAGAATTCATCAACCGATGCAACACAGTACATTTACAAACCATCATCCAGTATTCTGTCATTAGACGGTAACTCACAAGTATATTTCTTACAAGAATCTTTAAGTGGAAACTATGAAATTTACTTTGGTGATGGTGTTATCGGTAAGAAATTGACAGACGGTAATGTTGTAAAAATAAACTATCTTTCAACCGAAGCTTCTGCTGCGGCCGGTGCCAATAATTTTGTTCTAATGGATAATATCGGAAGTTATTCTTTCGTGACGGTTGAAGGTCTTGATGCTGCGACAAACGGTTCACCTAAAGAATCTATCGATTCGATTAAATACCAATCAACCAAAAAACAAGCTGCACAAGGTCGTGCAGTTACTAAAGAAGATTATATTACTGCAATCCAACAGAACACACTAGGTGTTTCTTTCGATGCGGTCAACGTTTGGGGTGGTGAACAAAATGACCCTCCTGTTTACGGTCAGATTTTTATTTGTTTGAAACCTCAAGGTGGTTACACATTAACCGAAACACAGAAACAAAGATTAGTACAAGATGTTATTAAACCTATTTCTGTAATGACTGTAACACCAACAATCGTTGAACCAGATTATACATATATTACACTGGACGTTAATGTCATGTATGATCCTAAGAAAACAACATTGTCGGCAAACCAAATAGGAACATTAGTTTCTAGTGCTGTTCAAAGATTTTCTTCCAATACATTAAACACATTCGAATCAACATTATCCGTTCCACAGTTATCTTCGTTGATACAGGGTGTTGATGTGTCTATTATCACCAACGAAGTGGCAATAAAGTTACAGAAAAAATTCTATCCTAACTTGACAACCACACAAACATACAAATTGTATTATGGTGCACCTTTGGTTAGATCATCTTTTGCAAGTGGTTTAGGAAGTTCACCTGCATTACAGTACAGAAATCCATTGAATCTGGACCAAATTGTTGATGGTGTTTACATTGAGGAAATACCATCAACAACTGGTGGTGTAGAATCAATTAGTATTTTAAATCCGGGCTTTGGTTACCAGTATCCACCAAAGGTGGAGATTTTGGGTGATGGTACCGGTGCTTCGGCCGAAGCCGTAATAACCACTTCTGGTACAATAAAGAAAATTATTATTACTAATCCCGGTTCAGGTTACACAAGCGTAATTGTTAAGATTACACCTGTTGAAAACGATTCAACAGGACAATTAGGTGCTGCCTTCGCCACGATGCAGGGTCAATATGGTACATTAAGATCATATTACTATAATACAAACAACGTAAAAACCATATTCAATAGTAACATAGGAACAATCGATTACTCAAATGGCATCGTAACACTAAATGGTTTTAACCCTGTGCAGGTAGATAATGAACTTGGTCATCTAACGATTACATCTAAACCGACCACCACTTTAATCTCATCTACATATAATAGAATCATTACTATCGATCCATATGATTCTAGTGCAATTAAAGTTAACGTTACTGCCAAAACACAATAATGATCCAAAACGACCAAAAAACATCATTACTGATTCCATATCAGTTACCTGAATTTATCAGGGATAACCCAGAGTATTCCAATTTTGTAACATTCGTTCAGGCTTACTATGAATGGATGGAACAAAATGACAACGTAACTGATAGAACAAAAAACATTTTAAATTATACTGATGTTGATAAAACCACCAGTGAATTTATAAACTATTACATTAATGATTTTCTGCCCTATTTTCCACAAGATGCATTGTTGGATAAGAAAACGGCGCTCAAGTTTGCAAAAGAATTATATCAATCTAAAGGTACAATTGCATCATACAAATTTCTGTTTAAAGTATTATATGATTCAGACTTTGACATTTTTTATACAAAGGATGCAATTCTTCGTGCATCGGATGGTCTTTGGTATGTTTCCAAATCACTGAAATTATCCACAACAGATCCTAATTTCCTGTTAGTTAATAATTATAGACTTTTCGGTGAAACAACAAAGACAATTGCAACAATTGAAAATGCAGTCAAATCTGGATCAAAAACAGAAGTATTCATTTCAAACATTGAACGTTTATTCCAATCTGGTGAATTTGTCCGAGTTGTGGATTCAAATAATCAAGATGTGTTATTTGACGGACAAACATTACGTGCGAAGATTGTTGGACAGATTAGCCAAATTAAAATTGATCCTAAAAACAGAGGATTGTTTTATCAACCTGGAGATCCAGTAGTTGTATATGATGGTCTAAACTCCAACACAGGTATTGGTGCGACTGCGACCGTTGGTGAAACCACAAAGGGTTCAATTCAACGTATCAACGTTTTAACTGGTGGTTATGGATATACAACTTATCCAAACACATCTATGTCCATAACCAGTGGTGGCGGTGCAACAGCTGTTGTGGGTTCATTGACTCCTTATGCGAATGTAACCGCAAGAGTGACTTATGCACCTAAAGATACAATAACACTGAAAAGTTTGACCACAATTGGTAACACAAATTATCATTTTTCGAATATTGCAATATCTAATGCAAATACAACTTTAGCTAATGCTCTGTCTTTCGATTCGTTCTTAACATATCCAATTTCTTCCGTACTCGTCACATTCGGTGGCGGCGGAATATCGACGGCACCAACAGTTGAAGCGATTTCAACTTTTCCAAATGACCTAGATGGTGCTCAGGCCTCAGTTAAAAGTTTAGGAATTCTGGCACCAATACAAATAACCAGTGCGGGAACGGGTTATAGAGTCAACGATAAAATCGTTTTCTCTGGAGGTTCTGGTTATGGAGCATATGCAAATGTAACTGCAATTGGCCCATCCGGTGAAATCACAGAAATTAAATATGTGCACGGACCATCGAGTTATGATTACCCTTTAGGTGGAATGGGTTATTTGCCGAGTAGTTTGCCGACAATAACTATTAATTCAACAGGTCCATCGGCCGCTAATGCTGTAGTATATGTTCCAGGTATTCTTGGTGATGGTGCCGATTTTGGTACGGTTGTTGACCGTGTAGGTTCGGTCACTTCAATCAACATCACTAATCCAGGTGAAGATTATATTGCGACACCTAATGTTTCATTAAAAGTTCAAGACATTGTTGTTTCAAATGTGGCCATTTATGATCTACCACAAAAAATGGATGTTGCATATCAAGGAGAGAATATCTCCGGCATATCATATAAATCTATAGTAGATTCCATTGACCTATATTTACCCGATTCCGACCCATTAAAGTCTAAGTATATTTTAAGATTATTCAATTACACATCCGCTCCTGATCCGGAACAGTTAATTAAGATTGAAAACAAAAACATAAACATGCATTTCGCTAAGGTCGTTCCTGATGCATCATATGACAAGAATGGCATCAAAACATATGGTGATGGAACCGCCAAGGGTGTTGCGACTTACTTAAACGGTCTGGTCTTGGGACAAGGTCAATATTTAAATAGTCAAGGACAACCAAGTTCTTACAGTGTATTGGAAAGTGAAACATATAATAATTACACATACTTAATTACAGTACAAAAAGAAATCGCAAAGTATCGTGATATATTGTTGAATCTTTTACACCCATCGGGTATGAAGATGTTGGGTCGTTATAAGTTGTTGACTGCTGTTGAAGTTCCAACGTCATTATTCCATGAAATGTCACCTGGTTATCCTTTAGCACACTATACAAATAACACAAGTTCATATGTACAAATGACTTCAGATTTCACCAATCTGTCAAACAATATAGTTGTTTTTGGTAATATGAATGTTGCAAACATTGCCAATTTCATATATGCCAACACAATATTGGAAATAGAATCTGGTTCTGGAGTAAACGTAAGATCAAGAGCAGTGAGTGTTGATCATTCCAACAATGAAGTGACACTGGAAACCAACACATGGTTAACATATCCAAATGTGGCATATGTCACAGGTACAACCGGAACTAACACGATAAATATTACATCGTTAACCGGTTCATATGATATTATCAACAATGCACAGTATAGTGATCCGTACTATCCGTTAAAAGATATTGTGTATATTGGAGATTCTATTAGTGTTCCAGATAATTCTATCGTATGGGTTGATAGTATCGACTATGAAAACGGTATCATATATCTGGCCAACAACCTGACAAATAGTGTTAACTCATTAATGTCAGTAAGAAGAACATTCAATACGACACAAGTTAAGATCCTAAATCAAATAGGTTCAGCAAGTATCAATGATTAACCACATAGTTAATAAATAATATACCATGACCACAACATCACTAGTTACATATAACGCCAAATTAGCAATATCGGAACAGTTCTACTATTCTCCGATAGCTATGATACCTGTTGGACCAATATCTGTTCCAATGGCTTCGGTCTATTGTTTCCTATCAAAGGTTGACCCTTGGTCGGATGAACCTAATATACCGGTTCCAACACAAGATCAACGAGCACTAAAACAAGTTTATAAAAACATGTTTGTGGCGAAACAGATTACAGCAGGTGATATTGGTCTGATTGTTGAACGTATAGACTGGACTTCAGGTACAACCTATGATCATTACTTGGATACGGTTGATATGTTTGAAACCGATTCCAATGGTTATCTAATTAAACATTTCTATGTTCGAAATAGATACGACCAAATTTTTAAATGTTTATGGAATTCAAACGGATCACCATCAACATACGAACCATATTTCGAACCGGGTACCTTTGGTACAAACAATATCTATCAGGGACCAGACGGTTATAAATGGAAGTACATGTACACCATTGATAGTGGTCTGAAAGTTAAGTTCATGGATGATAAGTGGATTCCAGTTCCTAATATTGGTTATGCACCAAATCCATTACTGTCAGCTGCAGGTTACGGTGATATTGAAGTTATCAATGTCGCCGATGGTGGTTCAGGATACGATCCTGCAAACTCTGTAATTTCCGTTGTCGTTACTGGTGACGGCACAGGTGCAACAGCAACAGCACAAGTTGAAGATGGTGTTATTAAAGATATTGTCGTAACAAATCCAGGTTCAAATTATAGTTATGCGGAAGCAAAAATAGTTTCCTCAACAGGTTCGGGTGCTCAACTAATTGCACCAGTATCACCAGTTTCAGGTCATGGTTATGATGCTGTCGGTGAACTGGCAGTACATAACATCATGTTGGTATGTGAATTTAATGGTTCTGAAGGTGGTGTAATACCAACTGATATCGACTACCACCAACTTGGTTTAGTTATTAGTCCGACCACACTATCTGACAGTCCACTTGGTGCAAGTGGTCAGATATATAAAACATCCACCGACTTGGTTGTTGCACCAGGTTTCGGTGCATACGTTCAAGATGAATGGGTCTATCAAGGACCTTCACTTGAAAATGCATCATTTTCTGCAAGAGTTTTAAGTTTTGATGCAGCAGGAAACGTATTAAAGCTGATAAATATTACCGGTTCATTAACAACAAACGCTCCTGTTTTCGGATATACATCGGCTACAACCAGAACATTATTAACATATAGTGTTCCCGATTTCCAAATTATGTCTGGATATCTTTCCTACATAGAAAATAGAAGCGGCATTCAAAGAAGTGCCGATGGCATCGAACAGTTTAGACTAGTGTTAGGTCATTAAAGGAATAAAATGTCTCTGAATTTCAATGTTTCTCCGTATTACGACGATTTCGATCAGACTAAGAACTTTCACCGCATTCTTTTCAAACCAGGTTATGCGGTTCAAGCAAGAGAACTAACACAGTCACAAACTATTCTGCAAGATCAAATTACCAAGTTTGCAGATAATATTTTTAAACAGAATTCACCGGTAACCGGTGGTCAAGTAACAACTAATTTCAATTGTTACTACATTAAACTTGCTAGTACATATAATAATGC